CTGAACTCACTTTTTTTGTTGAATAAAAATAAGATCTTTCTGGCAACCATCCTTTCTTGACATTCCGCTCAAATAACTTTTGGCAGAGAAAGTCAATAGCCATGCAGTAACAAGAGTGCAATAAGCTTGAAGTGTAGTGGAGAATGCCTTGCATCATATTTGACGAATTATTAAGCTCAATTGTTCCTTCATCACACAGATCACTCTCTTTTGATTTTCCCAGAAATTGATCTTTTAATTCATTCATGCCTTCATCAAACTGCTTTGTCTCAGGATGCTTAAGCCATACTTTGATTAGTTCAACAGGTAATTCCAGCTTCTTCATTACCACAAGTTCTAAGACCTGAATACAAATGTTATAATAGTCCTTAGGTATTAGTGACTTTAAAAGATATGCGAACACAGGCATTATAAAACTCTGAGCCCAAGTTGTTGCATCAGCAGAGTCTATAGAATTTTGCCGGCGTGTGTACTTTCCATATCTGACCATATCAGAGACAAACTTATGATGCTGCTCAGTTATAGAAATCTTTTGAGTTCCTTTTGTGAGCATCTCATTTGGCAAACATTCACAAACTATTCTTGAACAGCTTTCTAAAAAGATTAGCATAGACACCTTCTGGTATTAATCTTTTCACAATTTCATCTATACCACTAAAAATGTGAGGTCTAATACTCCCTGAGCTTAGATCCTGAGCCACCCTTAAAAGAACTTTAGCTCTATTCTTTGCTTCTGCCCTGCCAACTTCTTGTCGATTTCGCTTTTTCTCCTTCTTATCTCTCTTAACTAGTTCATTAGGCCTATTAGTTTTAGGCTTTATTGCTGACACCTTATAAGTGGATATCGAATCTGCTGTTTTAACAAAGTTTGTAGACTCAAATCTCTTCCGGAAAAAGACATCAAAATCCCCGTATTTTTTATCTAAATATTTTCTTGCTGTTAATGAGGAAAATATCACAAAATCACCTGAAAATTCATGAGGCCTATAATCCTTGAGTTTTGCATCTTTTTGCCCAGTGTGAATTTCTCTAACTTTCCGCATTAGCACTTGTAGCTTAACAACTTTAGAAAATATTTTTAGATATCCACTCACTAAATCACTTTCTTCTTTGTTATGTAATATGGACAAATATGACAGTGTTAAGGCCTTCTCAAAATTTATAAGCTCTGTTTGATCAACCCATGATAATAGGCCAACAAAATGATCAC